CTAATTAGTATTTTTTAGTATCAATTCTAGACTTTCCTTTCCTCGCCTAACAAACATAAAGTATTTATTCCGATTACCTATGTTTAAGCGTTCTCTGGCTCTCTCGTAGTCTCCATCACAGTCAAGATAAGTCGTTAGCAAAACATGGCTCTCACAAATTCCCATGCTTTGCACAATCAAATTAGCCATTTCTTGCCGACGGTCTTTTAGCCGCTCAATCTGATCACTGTAATAACTGACCATGTGTAACATTTTTATGTTTTTGTCTTCCTGTGATTGTTTGACCCCACCAGACACTCGCATATCAGACCATTGAGGAGACTTAATGAGCGACCGACTCATTAGGTTAGCGTCTCTTTCAAGGGTCTCTATAAGATCGGGGATAGTCTTTAATTCTTCCAAAAAATTATTAGCTTTTGGTGTCGGAATGTTGCCCATCTAACTCTCCATTCATGATATAATATTGTTGGGTATTTAATCATGAAGGCGTTCGCATGGACGTCTTTTTTTATTACTCCAAATCAACCCCTTCAAATTTTGCTCTTGCTTCCAATATGTCGACATACTCCGACATCACACGTCTCTGCTCCTGTAATAGCCTGATAGGGCAATCTGGTTCAAAACCAAGAGTGCCTTGAGCATATTTTTTAAGCATTTTATCTAGCTTTGACAAACGTTGTGTAAGTTGTCTGTACTCTTCAACAAATCTTTTTTGATATGATTTCATTCTGTTACCTCTCCTCTTAACACTTTTGACAACGCAGAATGGCTTGCGAGTAATAAGTCAAACGTTCCGTCTGGGTTAAATACCATTGCCTCAAAGTCGTTCTCGCATTTATCAATTAAATCACTTAGTCTATCTACTAAATTTTTGATTTCGCTTTTATTCATTCCTTCACACCTTTCGCAAAACCTCGTTCCCAAGCCCAATCAAAATCTTTGCGGATTTCTGACTCGGTGAGTCGGACATCTTCTCTTGAATAAAAATCAGTATCTATGATCTCTGAAAATCCAAGTTTTCCATTCGCTAACCTTGCTAGTGCAATATGTTTGTGTTCTATGCCACTATTAGGATTAGGGATCTCAACAATATACAGCTTTTCTTTTTTTATTGTGTAGCCGAACAAAACAGCAACAATAAAACCGTAGGCATGTTCTTGCGTCCATTTTGATATCTCATAAGACACATCAAAGTCATAGGTATGCATATCTGCACCGAAATTAAAGAGGTCATTAATACACCTAAAAACAAAATCTGCTTTATCAGCTTTTTCCCACGTAATATAATCTGCTTTGTGTCCCTCTATCCAATCAGCGACAAACTGCGGAATTTCTGGCTTTGGTTTATCTAACTTAATTTGTTTTAAAATATTTATGACCTCAACAGTCGATACATGTATTACACTTGGTGATACAATATAATCTTTTCTCTTATCTTCAAAATACTTTATCGCTTCTTCGATGTTCATTTTGTACCTCGGTTAACATTATTGTGTTTCTGCATTTATAAAAAACTTATTTGGATGCTCATTCCAAGTCATCACGTTTTTAGCTTTAGTTATAACCCCTCCATCTTTTTCATTTATCCAAACTTCAAGTTCAGGGTCAACTTTAGCTAACACTTTATGTAAATCTTTAACTTTCATTTTGTACCTCGGTTAAAATTGATATAGCTTTTTCGTATCTCTCAATCAATTTTTTTGCATTTTCCATATCTTCAAAGCGTTCGTCGTTGTAAAAACTTTTAAAAAAATCTAGGTTATTTTCTAGTGCTTCTATCGGTGTCTGTAAGTCGGCTGTGTTAATCAATTCTGGCATATTTCATCCCCCATTCCCAGTTAATTCTGCTATCCTTTTTTTTGCGATATTAAAGTAATCTTTATTTAGCTCATATCCAATAAAGTCTCTCTCCGTCAGTAGACAAGCTACTCCAGTTGACCCGCTACCCATAAAAGGGTCTAAAACAACAGCCCCTTTTGTTGTGTGTCGCGTAATGATGTCCCTCATCAGGGCTACTGGCTTTTGAGTAGGGTGCTGTGTTTTTTCCAGTCCGGCTACAATTGGATATCTGTATTCCGGCCTATCATATTTTTCCGATTTCCGATTAAATACCCACTTGGAATTTTTTCGGACGACCCATATCCCGTACTCGCTGTCTGTAATATACCTTCTATCTCTGTTTCTGGGCATAGGGTTATCTTTGACCCAACGAAAAATATCTTTTACTACTAACCCTGTCTTTTCGCAATGTCTTGCAATATCTCCTAAATTTTTCCAATCGTTGAAGATCACCATTCCACCATTTTTAGTTAATTTTCGACTTGCAATATCAATCCAACTTAACAAGTCGAAGCCTTTATCCCAATCACCAAAATCTATACCTGTCCGCCCCATTGTAGCAAAGTTATTTTTTACTGATATGTTGTATGGTGGGTCTGTTATCACCATATCGATTGATCCATCAGTTAACTCTGTTAGTAATTGTAAGCAATTTCCACATTTTATTTCCATGTAGTGTTTTTTATCCCCCATTTCCTGTCAATTCCGCAATCCGTTTAGTCTGTCTCTGGTTTTGCTCACGAGATTGCTTAAGCTGCTGCTGCGTGCTAACAAGCTGCATACGCAAGTCTGTCATTTGTTGCTCGTAGTGCTCGCTACTACAGTCAGATCCAATCACAAATCCTGCTGCAAAAACGCAAGCAGCTAAAAGTGTAAGTACAAAACCTGTTAAAAAGTCGTCTTTAGCCATGATCAGCCTCCGGATCGATCATTTGTCCGATAGCTTTTATTACAGTATCAGCTATCAAATCCGCGCCATCGAGTACACCCTCTTTGTAAGCATCATCTCTGGTCGCGGATGCTGCTTTAAGCATATCGATTATTTTTGGCAAGGATAGCTGCAAAGCATCATATACTGCTTCTAGTGTTTCTGTATCCATCATTTAATCACCTCTCCTCAATCTTATAAAAAGCATTGTGTTTTCCATAATCCACAAAGTGTACAGCTCCTTTTTGCCATATGCGATAATATGGGCTGGCAAATTTATCTCTGTCTTTGACGTGGACCTTAATTGAGTCATAGGCTGCTTTTAGTGTTTTATAGTCACCTATAACCTCAACGGTTTGGCCGTTAATTTCCCAAGATAATCTAAAACTCATTCTTCCACACTCTAAATTTTGGTATCATTCCACTTCCTCCAACTTCTCGATTAACCAATCAAGGTTCTGACGTGCTTTTTTAAGGTCTTCAACACCATTTTTAGCGTGATACCGCAAAAGGTACTTAACAGCATTGCCCCAATAAAAACCCTCCTCGTGCTCTGGGCAAGCTGCGAAGTTTTTAACCACGTCGATTGCTTCCATGCCATGCCGCCCTTGATAGTGTGATGGCTTTTTAATGTTATCTGTCCTATCCTGACAAGCAGCTTCAAGCTCCTTAATTTTTTTAAACGTATCTTCCATTAGCATCTCTCCACTCTCTCAAATAATATTCTGTCGCTCGCTTATCATTAGCTAACTCTAGCTCTCTAATAAACTGCATCGCTTCTCTTTTTGTTGCGAACTCATGCTCCCTAAACAATCTTTTATCAGTAACCGCGTAAGTCGCTGTAATACCTTTGTTGTAAATCCTCACAACGTGTTTTACCATTTTTTTTAGTCTGCTGTTAACTGCGCCTTAACTGCTTCAAGTAAGGCGTTCTGATTTTTTTCTTTGCCTTGTAAAATCCTAAGTACTTTTTCATCAACTGTATTTTCTGCAACAATGTGGTGCACAATAACGGGTTCTGTCTGTCCCTGTCTATCTAATCTGGCATTAGCTTGCTGATAATATTCAAGACTCCATGTTAGCCCAAACCAAACAATAATATGCCCGCCTTTTTGCAGATTAAGCCCGTGCCCAGCTGATTGAGGGTGGCACAGAAGAATTGGTATTTTTCCGGAATTCCACTTGTCAACCGACGTCAGCTCTTCAGCCTGAGGAAATCGTTTCTTAAGTCTCTCAAGATCATGTTGATACTGGTAAAAAACTAAGATTGGCTGGCCTTGGCTTTCTTCTACTATGTTCTCAAGCGCGTCAAGTTTGTCGTCGTGTATAGCAACTGTTGCTTTATCATCATCATAGATAGCACCATTGGCCATTTGAAGTAATTTATTGGCCAAAACCGCAGAATTAGCCGCAGATATTTCTTTATTTTTAAACTCCAACACCAAATCAGCTTCAAGCTGTTTGTAGGCTTTCATATTAGATAACTTAACTGATACAACGTTGTCGGTTCGCGGCGGTAACTTGAGATAGTCTTTAGCTTTCATGCTGACACAGATGTCCTCAATCTTGTTATAGATTTCTGCTTCTGCACCATCCCTAAGTGCCCAACTGTAAATGATTGGACCATTACGCTTATCAGGAACAAAATACTTGTCTTTAAATCGAGTCTGGCTCGTCTCAAGCCTGTCGCCTCTGTCCATCAGATAAATCTGCGGCCACAAATCAATCAAACTGTTAGGCGCTGGGGTTCCTGTTAGTCCTACAAGGCGTTGAACTTTCGGTCTAACTTTTCGCAAAGCCCTAAACCGTTTTGACTTACTAGACTTAAAGCTTGAAAGCTCATCAATAACAACAAAGGTAAACGGCCATTTAGTCTTGTAGTATTCAACAAGCCAAGTAACATTCTCACGATTAATCAAATAAATATCGGCTTCTGTTTCTAAGGCTTCAATTCGTTTTCCCTCACTCCCCAAAACTTTAGAGTAGGTGAAATCAAAATGCCATTTCTCAATCTCCGTTGGCCACGTTTCTTCCGCCACTTTTTTAGAGGCTACGATTAAAATCTTATGATCCTCGGAAAAAATATTTTGAATCTCATCTATCGCCGATAGTGTTGTCAGCGTTTTACCAAGGCCCATGTCAAGTAAAAGGCCGCAATAAGGGTGCTCTACTATCCATGTCTTAGCGTATTCTTGGTACTCGTGCAGTCTCACACCCAGTTCTCCATTTCTTTTAAGGCTATGTCCACTGATTCGTAGGAGTCAACAACCCAGACATGCTGCCCAGCCTCTTTTATTTTTTTGTGCATGGCAACTTGGCTGGGTCTTGGTTTTTTATCAGGCGCTTTGACCTCTACAAAAAAGATTCCCGTATTCATGACAACAATTCTGTCAGGTACCCCTATCGTCCCTGGACTTGTGAATTTTAAACACAGCCCTTTTGTTTTCTTTTTCAAATAATTTTCAATATCTTTTTCAGTCCTCATCTTTCCTCCTTTGGTCAATAAAGGTCAGGGTTACGTTTTTTTTCAACTTATTAATTCTTTTTTATATACGTGTTTTATATATGCCTTATTTTATATATATTTATTTTTTATATTTATATTTAAGTTAATAGAAGAAAAAACATAACTACATAACCTTAGGGTCTAAACTATTGCTATGAAAGGTTTTTTGAGGTTGCATAAAAGTTGCGTTAGTTATGTAAATCGACTTAAACAGGAAAGGTTTTTCAGGAAAGTTATGTAGTTACGTTTTTTTTCAACTTATAAAATTTTTTATCAGTCTGAATTCTGCGTAACTACGTAACCCTATATCTTCTGTTTACCTTTTTTATTGAAAAACGTAACCCTTTAAAATTCTCCTTTTAGCCTAAAACCAATCCAACATCTTACGGTCTTGCCCCCCATTTTTGCGTTCTTATTTTCAAAATTCAGTTCATTCATCCTTTGCGTAAACGAATTCCTAGCTAAAGGTTTGTAGCCTGAATCCTGACAATAGAATTTATAGGCTGGGTAGACATCCCTAACAGGAACTTTGAAGTCTTCGCCAAGTTCACACTCGTCTTCAAGGAACATAGCTACGACATCGTTGCCTTTTTCCCATTTCTCGACACTTGACCTCATGCTGGCACTAATACTGAAATCTCTCTTACTCAAGGCCTTTCTAAGCCCCTCCATCGCTCTGTTAAAGATACCGGGCACCTCGCCCATAATCTTATCTAGGGGGTATTTTGCCTTAACCTCCTGCGTTAAAACTTTATCCATCTCAAGGATCATCATGCGACGCTTAAGTCCTCCGCTGAAATCTCGCATAGGTGGGAGCTCATTCATGGCAAAAGACAGCTTGGCATAATTGTAAAAATTAATAGGCTCTTTGTTTTTCCGGTCAGCGTGTATCGTATCTTCCCCAGTCAACATTTTAAGCGTAGCCCCATCTGCTAAATATTGGGGCTTTGCGTCAGTGTCAAAGTTGGCTGTCTTACGATATAAGCCGATTTTTGCAAAGCGTTCTTGCATCAGGTACTGCAGTGTCACGGCTGAATAATTATCAGCACCTATCATTTCACGCAAAATATTAATCAGTGTTGATTTACCAGTGCCGCCGCTACCATAGATAAATAACATTTTTTGGATAGTGTACTCACGATAAAAGTTATAGCCAAACCACTCAAAGACAAAATCGATATTTTCAGCTCCGACGGTCTCCTTAATAAAGCCCTCGAACGTTTCGCAGGTGGCGTCAGGATCGTAGGTGATAGGGTGACTTGACCTTGCATGCAGCTCTGGGTCAAATTTAGCTCTAAAGCTGTTGTCTCTTAGATCGTAGACTCCGTTTGCTAAAACTATCTTATTGATAGCCCCTTCCTCGAAGACCTCACTCGAGAAAGCCTGCGCTTTGATGGCTGCAACCGTCTCGTTGATGTGTCTAATTTTAGTGATTTTGCCTAGCTTTTTTGTTGATATATAGCTCCTTAAATACTCTTCCGCGTTGGGTAACCATATCCCTTTTTGGGAGTCATATCTCAAAAATTCGAGACCGTCCCAATAAATAGGGATCTCTTTAATGATCTGCGTTGCTAGCAAGTAACTATTGACCTCAGGCTCGCCTCTCTCGTCAATCTCAAGCCAGCTCCTGTCGTCCTCGACCGGCAAATCGTCATCAAAATCACCTAAGGCTTCAGCCATTAAATAGTCTTTAATTTCGGGTAAGTCAGAGACAAAAGTATTCATCGCTTTGCTTGATGGCAGCTTATTAGTAGGAGTATTATCTTTAGTGTCACTGTCTAAATCCCCAAACTTGTGAATACGAACAAGGTCATAAGCATTTACCAACGTGTCACCGATAGGATCAGTCCCATGATGGCTGTAAGCAAAAACCTCATCGTAGATGACTAATCCGTTAGACGTCGACCCCTCCAAGTAAGTGTATCTGTCAGGGGCGGATCCCTCTGCATAAATGTCTGTCAAAAACGTAGCTATGGCCTGTTTGATGTCGTAGTTTTTACAAAAAGCACCGATCAATCCTTTTTTACTCAGAGGGTCGCCTTGTTTTTTAGCTTCGCGTTGTTTTTTTATAGTATGACCAGGACTGTCCGGCCAGAAGCTCGAGTCCTGCCAATCTGGGTAGGTATCAAGTACTTTATCAACGCTTAAAAAAGCCTCATCATTAAACTTAAATGTAAAATCTGCGTCTCTCGAGTGACTCGGCCAGAACATCAAGCGCACGTTTTGATAAGTCGTGTCATCAAAGTTTGACATACCTAGCTGGTCAGCCAGATATCTAGCGACTGGCTCGTATTCATCAGGCATCATCAAACGATCAGTCGGGATAATAATACGGTACTTAGCAGCTTTTTTTGAGTGGCTGTGAGTACTGTAGAGTACGTAGGCATAATCCGCAAGCAGGTCTAGCCTATCTAAGAAATCTTTACTTGGGCTATCTGCGTCAAGCGCAACCAAGGACCTGCTTTGAACGTTTTCATTTTTCCGTTTACCTTGCTTTAGCCATCCACCGACAAAGCCCCCTACGTCTTTTGCTTGCCCTTTTTCTGCTCGAGACATCTTCTGGTACTCCGCAAACGTCTCTTGGGTGACTGTAGGTTTCTCTAACCTCTCAACCAGCTCCTGCCAAGTTAGCGTGATATTTTTCCATGTCTTAGCTGTTCGCGAACTACCTGTTGCGATATGAAGCTCTTGCAGGGGAGAAGACTTTACTATTAGTTTTTCTTGCTTCATCTATCTAATCCTTCATATAATATTTTGTTACATAGCCTTCGCTATTTAAAGGAAGACCCTCCGCCCAGTCAGGCGCTTGAGCCATCAAATCATTAACCTCTTCGATTGTCAGGCCTGAGCCTTCGATAATAGCCTCATCATGAACGTGGAAAACAACACCATGGCCCGCAGCTTCAATTCTCAGAAGCGCTTCGGCTAGAATATCCCTAGCCGTCGCCTGAACAATATTTTCGACAAGCTTACCGCCATAAGTCTCTTGCGCTGTGAAGTATGCCTTATCTCCTTGGCCCTCATAGATGATTTTGTCTCCATAGTCGCCTGGCTCAACCTTGGCTCTTGCATAAGCTAAGTTCCTACCGCTAGGCAATGTTATAAAGAGGAAACCTTTCCGGTATCTAAATCGTAGTTTTCCAAGTTTTATCGGTGCTCTCGATTTGATGGCTTTGATGGCGGCTCTTTGTACGTCTTTCCAAAATTGGACGATTTTCTTATTGGCCCTGCGCCAGTCATCAACTAACCCTTGAAGCTCCTCTTCCTTGACTCCCATATTTAGAGCCCCCATCTGCTTAAGCGCTCCAGGACCTCCTTGATAACCAAGTGCTAACTCTGAAATTTTGCCCTTTTGGCGTAGTTCCTTGTCAATCTCCTCAATTGGAATTCCGAACATCTGACTGGCAGACGCCTCGTAGATTTTCCCGTGTGTCGAAAACACGTCAAGCCTCCACTGCTCTCCAGCAAACCAGGCAATCACCCTAGCCTCAATCGCCGAGAAGTCAGAGACATAGAAGGTACAGCCATCTTTAGCCACGAGTGCCGTTCGCACGAGCTGCTTTAAAGTGTCATTAAGGCTATCGTATAAAATCTCCACAGCATCAATATCACGCTTTTTAACATACCCTCTAGCATCATCTAGATCCTTTATATAATTCCTAGCTAAATTCTGTACTTGGACAACTCTGCCCGCCCATCTTCCTGTCCGGCTAGCCCCGTAAAACTGAAGTAGCCCATGAACTCGTCCGTCTGAGCACATAGCTCTTTCCATAGCTTCATATTTTTTTAGACTTGACATAGCGGTTTGTAGTTTAAGTTCTAAGACTCTCTTAAGTTCTCCTTCAGCCGTCTTAAGTTCCTGTTCAACATCTGCTTTAGTCAGCCCGTTAGCCGAATAACCGTGTTCTTTTAGCCACGGTAGCAGCTGAGCTCTACTGTTTGGGTTAGCAAGTCCTGTTATGGCTTTTAGCTCACCAGACAAACTTTCCATCTTAACATCTTTACAATACAAAGCCGAAGCAACTAACTCTTTATCAAGTGCCACGCCTCTGTCGTTGATTCTCTGGTCGCAGGCGTAGTGATCCCACTCACGGTCGTGCACAGGAACTGACTCTAGTTTTTCGGCAATTGCCATCTGGGTGACGACGTCCTGAACGTTGTATTCCCCATACTCTTCCCATTTTTCGGGGTCATGTTCAGGTAGATTTCTTGTTCTCCCGCCATTAGCTTTCGTAGGTTTGCATGGAATAGAAAAGTAACGAATGAGGGCTTTTCCTCTAGTATCTTTTTGTTCTTCCAGGCCAAGGTAGGAAGCACACCTCTCAAGACTTGCAGGCAGCCCCAGCTCTTGAGCATGAACCATGATATCTTTCCAGTTTTTAGGGTCAAAGTATCCTTTTGACCATCCTTTTTTCTGGAAGTACATTGATAAACAAATTCTTTCAAATACTGTATTCCACGCCCAGAAAGTAGCATCGGCATTTAAAATGTGATTTTTCAAAAATTCCGGAAACTCTTCTTTTGTGAGATCTACTAATACTACATCCCCGAAATTTATTGAGTATGACATAAACAGAATGTCAAAATCTTCCGCGTCTGCATATTTGTACACCCCATTTTTTATGTCATTGGAACTGTAAGTTTCTAAGTCTAAATCTATTCTCATGCCTCTCCTTTAAAAATGAGGAGCCTCTAAAGAGGCCCTCTACTATAAAATATCGTCTTCGTCCTCTTCTTCGTTCCACTCGTCAAAATCTGCATCAGCTGACGAACGTCCGCCAAGGTAGTCTCCCTTGGCAATGATCTGCACATTATTAAGTCCACAAGAGATACCCTTGTTACCCGCAGTATTGTAGGCGTAGGCATTTAATGATACTCGTGCGTATACTCCTGAGTAAACTTCGTCTGCGGAGTCAACGGGGTTTTTGTAACGGTCGATAATCTGCGGCCTAGTTTTGCTTGATACTGACATAAACATGTGCCCAGCGTACTCAGGGTGCTCTTCGGTATCCATTTCTTCGTCACCGTCTCGAAGTGTAGTTTTAACTCGTTCCCATTTAATCCCTTTGAGCTTGTCATTTTTAGCAGCTTCATAGGCAGCCTTTTGGGCTTTTTTGATTTTGTTGATTGTTTCTTTATCTGTTTTTGGAATTAAGATAACTGTTGAATACTTAGCCTCTTGACCTTCAAAGGCTTTAGGCTCTAGTAAAGCTACATAGCTTAGGCGTACTTTTCCGGTTACTACTTTAGTTGTGTTTGGTGTTGTTACTGTCATAATTACTTTCTCCTATTCAAAATCTTTAATTGCTTGTTCTAAACTGTTTATTGCTGGGCGCTTATCCTTTTCAGGGACAAGTACAGGTTTGCCCTGTGGTTTATCAATTACTTCTGCTAATAAATCAGCAAAAGTGGTTTTACCTATTAACTTTTCAAGGGCTCCCATTGCTAACAGCTCTTTCGGTTTAAAAATCTCATCGTCAAAGCCGTTATCTTGTAAAATATCAATTGCTTTGTCTTTATCAGTGATAACTCGATTACTTCTACCTTCGACAATCTTATAGCCTGGAACTTCTTTTCCTGAGAGTGCTTCTTTCAAGGCATAGGCTTCAACTGACTCAACCCACTTCTTGATAGCTGAGGCTTTGTCAAGGATCTCTGCGACGGCTTCATCAGATAAATAGACAGGCTCCTGATAGTCATATTTATCAATTAATTCCCAGTTTTCTTGCGCTCTTGGCACCAATTTAGCTGCGACAGGAGACCACTGCAATACTTTTTCACTTAGGTTCCAGTCGCCAATACCTGCGTCTGCTTGAGCGGCCATAGGCAAGACAATATTATCCGCCCAATAGAGAAGCTCCTCTACATAAATGTCAACAGAACTAACCGAATCTAAACGCGGCTGAATGATAGTCATCTTGATACGGTCAAAGTCATAGACCATATCGTAGGAAGCATAAGCTCCTAGAGCGTACAGTCCCATCTGCGGGTTTTGATTAGCAGACACAGGCATGCCCTTACCATACTTAAGATCAATAATTTCAATGACTCCATCCGCCAAAATGACGACATCCGAAGTCCCAAAACCGCCCGGAACCCAGTCGCTAAAATCAACCCGTTTTTCAAGTTCAATTTCGGCGTTCTCATAAGCATTTAGGTGCTCCATAACAATATCTGTGTAAAGCTCCGTCATCTCTTCCATCTCTTCGTTGTAGAAGTCTGAGTTTTCCTTAAAAGCCTTGGTTAACGTGTTAAATTTACGCTTGGTGATTTTACCAGACTTGTACATCAGTTTGATTTCAGAAAGCTCGTGGGCGCTTGTGCCCTCTTGAGTGTATACGGTGTCGCGGCTAGGATAGTCTGCTTCTAATCTCGGTAGCATAGGGCAATAAAGCCATCTGTGAGCACTGGAAGCAGACAGTAGTGCGTGATTTTCTACTGGCATTAGAGAGCCTCCAATTTCTCAACAAACTCCGCAAACTGGTATTCTTCAAGTTCACCAACTTTTGCGACGTCCATCTCTTTCAAGACCTCCTTGATGTGCTTTGACTTCCCTTCTTCAACCTTGGCTTTAGCCATTTTCTTAATGTCAGCTAATGTCAAAGTTACAGATTCTTCTTTCTTTTCAGGGGCTGATTTTTCTTCAACAACGTCCTCGGTTGCTGTCTTCGGCATATCCAGAGCTTCACGCATAGCATCGAAAACACTTGCCATGCTCTCTGCTTTAAAAGTTACTTCAATCATTGTGTTTCTCTCTTTCTGTGTTATAATTTAATTGTGTATAATTGTTGACGGTTTCCTAAGCCGTCTTTTTTGATGCAATCAATAGCCTCACCTCCCCAAAAGTCCTTTAATATCAAGAATGTCTTTAGCAACCTGACTACGATAGTGTGGGCTATCATGTAGACCTTTCTCGTAGTAGGGATTAGGCACAAACTCCCAATCTCCGCCCGGCAACTCAACTTCGATAACTTCGTTATCAATAATTTCTAACTCACGTTCAAGATAAACTAGTGCATATTCTAAGTAGTTCATTTTCTCTCCTCAATTACTTGTTTTAAAGCTGTTAATATAAAAACTGCGTCTGCTAAGGCTTGGTTTTGGGAGCAAGAGAGCCCCCCCTGGCGTAAAATATCATTTAAACCAGCTAGGGTTTCACCTGTGAGTTTTATTGAAATATTCATTTCTTTTTACCCCACAAAAATTCTTGCCATGACAAAGTTGCACCTTTAAATTCTTTCTCAGCCAACTTAACAAAGTTCCTCCTATCCTGGTCTTCTTTAAAAGTTTCCTTAGCTAATCGTCTCCAAAAGGCTTTTCTTGTCGCTTGACGCTCTAAGAAAGTTTCACTGAATTTAAAATCATTTCCTTGATAAAGAGCTTCGTATTTCTCCACACTATTTAACGAAGGCAGCTCAATCCAAAGCATCAATTTTAAATCTTGTTTAATAGAACCCAACAGGGCGGACAAGTGATATGAATTATCTCGTCGTTCAGATTCAGGTTTAGCTAATTCTCCCTCGATTCGATTAAGCTTACTAATAACCTTTTCAAAAGTTGTCATCGTTCTGCACCTCCAAGCTTAATGAGTTTGTCAATAATACAAAGTTTTTCCTCTGAGTATTTCCTGTAGCTACTTCTCAAATTTAACAAGAGCTCCTCGTCCGAGATTTCACCCAATTCATTTAACTCAAACAGAGCTTCTACTGTACTCTCAAAATCTGTCGCATTAGCCAACAGTTGCTTTTGTAATTCCCATTTAGACATAACGTTCTGCACTCCATTTCTTGCTGTTTTCTAAAGCTACTTCCCTAAAAATTCTGCGTTTATTTTCGGGCGAATTATGTTTTTTAATGACTTCGTGCTGAAGCCTAGCAATGACCGCTAAGATGACGGTTGTTGCTAATAAAAATAATTCTAATTTGTTCATGTTATACTCCTCGACCTCGTCCAAAAGTCTTAATATTTGTTATTTAGCCAAGCTATGATTTCAGCTTTTTTCCAACGGACAGCTGGCAATTCCTTTGGAAAATTTTTGTCGTTTCTGTAGTATTTATCAAAAGTGCCGGGACTCATTCCGAGCCTCTCTGCTACCTTTTCTCTAGTCCATAATTCAGCGTTGAGTTCGTCTAATTTCATTTGGACTAATTTGTTAACTGTTTTTTCTATAGTTTCTTCTATCCAATCGGACAAACTTACAAAAACTTTGTCCATAGTTGCCTCCTTGTGGTATAATTTAAGTAAATTAAGTTTGATTTGAGTCCGATTGCCGTCGGACTTTTTTTTGTTATAATCATCAGTAGTCTAAGCTCTTCTTGGATACTGTTTTGACCACAGTTCCGTCTTCTTGGCGTTCAAGTTTTTCTAAACGTTCAAAAATGTTAATGAAAAGGGCATCATAGTTTTGTTTTTCTGCGTCTGTCATAAGGTTCCTTTCTAGTATTGCGTTAAGCAATTGGTTCATATAATTCTCTTCTATCTAATTTTCAAATCTGAAATAACTTTCAAGACAAAACGATTTGATGCTGGATCTTTTTTTCTTCCAGCTAAGATATTCGCCACATCTTGCGGTTCTTTATTATAGGTAACTGCTAAGTCAACTTGTTTTAGCTTATTGTCAAGCAGATACTTCTTAATTTTTTCAACAGCGACTGTGTTGTCTGACATGCGTTAGACTCCTTTCTAGTAAGTAGATTTATTTAAAACAACTTAACGGAAACGTTATTCTGCTCGATTCAAACAGTATCCATCTTGATTTTTTCGACTTACAAATATATAATGTAAGTACCCTTTTATGAAAGGAGGACTTTTCGTTTGTCCGAGTTTTTGAAGGAGACTGTGTCTCAGTAACATGGCTATCATGATTATGTATCCCTTCCGTACATCTTAGTTGACTAGCAACGTAAAAATAGAGTACTGAAACCTTAGGCAGTATTATGACACTTGTGCCTCCCGGAAAAGGTCATTCGAGGGATGGAATCAGTATTAGGAAGTAATGATAGGATGTTATTTCAACTACAGTACCGGGGACGATACCGGTGAAGTGTTGTTGACTACTGCTATTAGTTTGAGCAGAATAATTTCCGTAGCACCATCTAGATAGCAGCTAGGTGGTGTTTTATTTTTGTAAGCAAGAAAGTTAGTAAATTTTCTTAAAAATAGTTGACACATTACACCATATAAGATAAAATGAAGGCATAAGAAAAACCTAGTTATAACCTTTATAACTCTTTTATATTCCGTAGTTCCCCAACTACTTAAAAAGATTTGTAAAAAGTTTAACTTCGTTTTTTACTAACTAACTATCTTACAAAAACTATTTTACACTAAATTTGGTAAAAGTCAATAATTTTACACCAAATTTTCTAAAATATTTTTTGTCATGCTCGGAAAGGTTGATATATCAATGTTTTCAACATTCGAAAAAATAAAAGAACTGGCAAAAAAACAAGGTAAATCGCTCGGACAGGTAGAAGAGGACTTAAACTACGGTAGAAATACATTGTATAAAATAAAGAACTCAACCCCGAACGCAGAGAGGCTAGGAGAAATAGCTAACTACTTTAATGTTTCTACCGACTATTTACTTGGTAGAACAGGTAATCCTAAGATTGCTCAAGATGGGCACACTTCGGTCGCAATTGATCTGAAAAAAGATGCAGAAGAAACTTTCTTCTTCGATGGCCACGAACTCAACGACGAGGATATAGATCTTATCACATCTATATTGGAAACGCGCATCAAAAATAGAAAATAGAGAGGACTGCTCTATGATGACACCAGAAACAGTCTGTCAGGAAAAAGGAATCGATTTAGTATACTTTGACGGTAGGGGTACAAACACCCCCGGAATGTTTAATAAAAAACACAACGTCATTGCGATTGACACTTATCTTGACGGTATATATAAACACAAAGTCATCTATCATGAACTAGGACACAGAGAACATACTGCGAGTTATTACAAACTAAACAAAGAAAAAGCAGAGCTACAAGCAGATAGATGTATGATACACCATCTCTTAAAAGAAGAGCTATCGTATTGGGATAATATGGAGGATTTCAACTACATCCAATTCATGGAAAAGTATGAACTGACCTCAATCGCTGACGAAGTGATGGTCAAAGAAGAATTAGAGTTTTTAATTAGTTAAGGAGATAGGCATGGATATAGCTAAATTAAAAGGATTTGCCATAGCAGCTGCAGGGAAAGCTAAAGATGGTGCAATTAAAGCTACCGAACTAAGAAAAAAAGCCTCACAAGAAAGCAAAATAATACTACCCCCTGCCCTAAATTTAGGGCTAGGAACACCAACGACCATACGAAAAACCATAGATGGAAAATATTATATTGGTTTTTATTCTGAAACTCCTGAGCTTTATGAGTTTGTTAACCTTCAATTTGATGGTTCACGAATTATTGAAAAAACAGTAACAAAAGGGAAAACTACTCAAAAAGGGCGTTCTGGTAGTGTTCTAGGAGGGGCAGCAATAGGTACAGCTTTGGCACCAGGCGTTGGAACCATTATCGGGGGAATGGCTGTCGGGGCCAGAAAGAAAAAAGGAAACATCAACGCTACTGCCACAACCACTTCTGAAGAAATACCTGGAAAAGCAACGGTAGCCTTAAGAAATATACAAACCGGAGAAGTTAAATCCTTAAAAACTAAGCTTACGCAGGCTCAGTACGCAAACGTTAATAATTTCTTTAAATAAAAAAAGCCCCACGCTCAATTTTGGCGAGGAGAGCGTGGGGCAATATGCAATCAATAAGAAGTAAGCTTTAAACAGCTCATTTTCTTGTACCTAAAATTATATCACACAAAGGTGGTGATGCCAATATCCTTTCAAACGACCTCGTCCAAAAGTCAAAAAACGAAAGGATTTAAGAATGAAATACAACAAAACAAAATACCCAAATATCTTTACCTACGATACAAAGAAAGGTAAACGCTACTACGTCCGTAGGGGTTATTACTTAAAAGGTAAAAAGAAAGAGGCTACAAAAAGCAACTTAAAAACGCTACAGGAAGCCAGAGCTGCACTTACTGAAATTGAGCAAAAAATAGAAAACAATGATTTTGCTTATAACAAAAATTTGACAGTTGATCAGTACTGGGAAATATACGTTGATAATAGATTAAAAGCTGGAGTGTGGTCTCCTGACACATACGTTGAGCGCACTAATATCTTTAAAAATCACATCGGCCCAAAGTTTGGCAATAAAAAAATGAATGCTATAAACCGTATAGAATACGAAAACTACATTAACAATCTGCTCAATACCAACTCAAGAAGTACAGTAAAGCACATATATGATGTTTTTAGTATTATGTTAAATCATGCTGTCAAAAATAAAATGCTAGACGATAATATCATCAAATTTATTGACATTGGCGATAGCGAAATAAAACCTATCAACAAACGTAGATCAATGCAAGAGTTTAAAGCTTGGGATAAAATTGCCAGAAAAATGCTTGATGATTATGACTACGCAATGGTTAGGATAACATATCTTGGATTGCGTAGAAGCGAGGTAGCTGGCATAAAATTAGGGAATATAACTTTTAATGATAAAGATTGTGCAGTCGTAAAGATAGACGAATCAAGGACCAGAGGTAGAAAAGATGGCGGAGGCCTAAAGACAGCTTATTCGGAACGATATGTGTATTTAGATTTCGAGACATCACAACTGCTAAAAAAAGCCATTGATACATCTATCAAAATAGCCGTGTGCAACGATCGCATCTTAAACAAGGCTGATTTCCTATTTTTAGGAGACGACGAAAAAGTAAAGCCATCTTTTGTAGGAAAACCAATCGGTAGCCACTACATCTACTGCTTATTTAAAAAAATCAATAAAAATTGCGACGTTAATTTTACTCCGCACATGATGAGGCATTTTTTCGCTACACAGGGCCAAATAGCCGGTGTCCCAATTGAGCATATGGCAGCGGCTTTAGGTCATTCAAATAATTACATGACTAGCCAATACACCCACATAAAAGACGAGGTAAGTGAAAATGTCACAGCAGCTTTTATGGGCAGTATAAAATAA